AATAGTCACTTGATCCAGTAGTTGGGAAATCTGCAAGCGAATCAAATTGCAATATATTTACTTCGCCACCTGAGCGTAAAATATTAATCTCTACTAAGGTAGGTGTAATATTAAGCGTTACATCTTGAGTTGCATCGGTTACATTAATATCGATGTTATTTTCGTTATTAACGTAATCAACAGTAATGTTTTCGACAATTACGTTTTGAGTAGCCGTAACCGTAACCTCATCAACCGTAGTGCTAACATCTAGCAAAACAGTCTCAACGGTTTCAGTTACCGTGATATCAATCGTTTGGTCATTAGGCTGAGCCGTAACGCTAATATTATTAACGAATTCGGATACCTCAATTGTAATATCGTCCATTTCTATCTAGTTATTTCAGGTGTAATGTTAAAAGTTCCGTGTACATAAGTTTTTACATCTCCACCAGAGAGCGTAAACTGAATGTCATAGGAATAATTAAACACCTCAATATCTATAATTTGCTTGTTGATTTTAAACTGTCCTGCTGAAGCATTTGTAATTGTAATACCAGCCGAAGATGCCGAAGTTAAGGATAGAGCTGCAGTAGCATCTGAAGCACTCTTTCTTAATTGCATTCTAATAACCGCACCAGTTAGATTTACTGCCGTGTTGTTAATCTTCAATTCAAAGGCTACCTCGTCGAATGTATCTCCTTTTATATGCGTGAAATTAAGACTCATTTTTTATCTTGTTTAAATATATTTTTAACTTTTGAACGTTTGCCTCTTTTGGCTTATAAGTACCAGCCACCAAAGTCCGCTTGTTTGTCTGGGAACATATCTGCATTGCTATTCGTGTTATATTCAGGAAATTGTGATTGATTAAAACTCATATAATCAATAAATCTACGAGTATAATGTTCTGCAATAGATCTTTCTTTTTCTACTAAAAAATCTATTTCAGCTTTTTCCACATTAATACTATTCTCGCTTGAATGCTTATAAACTCCTTTATTTGCAATTGTGTATGCTGAGAAAGGCAAAAATTCAACCATTGCCCAGTGAATAACCATAGGCTTAATATAGGTATTTAAAAGCATTGAATAAGGAGTTGTCAAATTGTTATTAACAATGCCGTCATTCAATTTATTAAATAATTTAGTCCCTAAATAATTTTGGATATGAATATCTTGAGCGACTTTAATCCATTGCACAAATTTATCTGTGTCAATGTTTCCATTTAACGCAGTAAATTTTACTAAATCATCACGAGTTATAAATAATGCTTGAGCCATTTCTTATTTAGGTAAAAATCCTTTATTAGGCATATTAATTGGTTTTTGATATACTAAACTTGGATTAGTTGGTAAAATTTCTCCTGCTTTCCTTGCTTGTGCTGGTGTAATTTCTTGAGCACCTTTTCTTCTAGGATCTGTAAAACGTTTGTAAGTTTCACGAGTCCAAAAATGATGGCAAGCTCCGCCTCCTTTATAAAGGAATATGTCATAAGTGTTTGCACCATTAGGGCCAAAACCAGGATTAGTACTTGGTGTTTTACCCATACGAATAATATCTTCTTTACGGTATAACTTATTTGCCTTAATCATTTTTTGACAAAACTCACGGGAATCAGATGAAATTTCACCCGAATATCTATAACGAGATGCAAACAATTTTCCGTCTTGTTCTGATTTTAAGTCTGGTCTTGCAACTCCTGTAGTTACAAATTCCCAAACCTTTGACATAATAGATTTTTGAGGATTATTTAAAGCCTCTAATTCTTCGTCTAAGCGTTCTTCGTCTTCGTATGATACAGGACGGCTATCAATCAATTCCCATTCATTAGGGTCCAGTTCTGCGCCAAATTCTTCAACATCTAGTTTATCAATGTGAGATGACAATTTAAGTCCTGTTTCCTCTTCCATTTCATCCTTAGAAATCATCGGATTTTGATCGATAAATTCAAGAGGTTGTAAAGTCTTAAAGTAAAGGTTTAAGGTTACACCATTAAAAGCTAAAATCTCATCTAAAGATTCTAAAACTCTTTGCTGCTTTGGTCTAATAACCAAGTTGTCAAATAAGATAGAAGCATTCTTTAATTCGTCAGCATTTGAACTAAATCCATTGCTTGAAGGAATACCAAATAATAAACCAGATGTGATTGAGTGACCAAGTAAAATTTTACCTCTAGCCTCCTCGCTTAAATATTGATAATGTGCAGGTGCATCATTTAAAGGAACTGAATCAATAGTTGTTTTCTTTGTTTCATCGCTATTAAATGCTACTACTATTTTAGCACCAGTTGATCCTGTTAATTTACGTTTTACATCTGCTGCTTGCAATGCCATTTTCTCTTCGTCTGGCACTCCATTATTGAAGTTAATTACAGATGTCGGAGAGAATCCATTTTGTACATCGTTAATTAAGAAATCAGCAATTTCTTCTTCTAAAGTAGCATAAGCTAATGCACCGATATAATCAACGTTGGAATAATATTTTTGTCCTACTGAATAATCACGAACGCAAAGCAATTCTAACGTTTTATCACCATATCCAAATGCTGGAATTTTTTTAGGTGGGAATTTCTTAACTTCTTGCCAATTATCAGAGTAATAATAAGCAGTAATTTCTCCTTTATCATTGCATTTTTCAGCTCTTAATAATTGAGCTGGAACGTGTTCAACACGAACGATTGCATTCTTAGCTTTATTGTATATTAATTGGAAGTAACCTTGACCAAGTAATTTATAGTCCGTAATTACGCATTTTAAAACCTCAGGACGAAATAACATTTTCATCTGAGCGTAATCGTTTGGTTTCTTATTTGAATCCGTAGCATCCAAGCCACGACCATAGATTAATTTATTAATTGAGTTTACAACAGAGTTATTAGTTGTGCTATTATTATAGCGATCAATTAAATATTGAAAGTAATCGTTATCATCACCAAATTCTACCCAGTTATCTCTTTTCGATTCAACTGATTGAGGAGGTTTATGTGATTCAAAATTAAAAACGTGAACGTTACTCATAGAAAATTATGTTTTGTTCGTTTGCAACATATTCCGTATTATTAATCGAATAAGTTTCAACCGTTTGATTAGTACAGAAAATTTTGTCTCTGTGTGCTAAATGGTAATTTAATTTACATCCTACAACTCCGTAGTATTGCAAAGTAACATTATAAAAATGACCTTCTTCTAAGAAATCCCAAACTAAATCAAAATATGAATAGTAGGATTGCTTTTTAACATTAATTGATTTAGTAATTTGTTCGTTTGTCGATTCGTTTCTAATTACCAACTGGTTTGCATCGTCTAATCTTGTAGGAATAAACGTGAATCGCTGAACTGAACTTGATTCTTTTAAAATTACCATACTATATAAACGTAATTAAATATACTTTGTTTTTAAATGGAAAGAGGGACAATCAAGTCCCCCTTTCAAATCATCACAAAAAACAATCTTTGTTAAGATCCTGAAACTACTGTGAAACCAGCAGATGACAAAGATGCTCCTAAGAAGTTAGCAGGAACTGGCTCTTGACCAGTCAATACTAATGTATAGCCTGACATATCTCCCATAGCTGCACCAGTTACAATTGTTCCACCTGACACTTCCATTCCGTGCTGAAGACCAGCATAGAAGAAATTACCATTGTTATCTTCAACGATAACTTGTGGACGACCATAAGCTAATAATTTAATTTGCTTGTGATCTGCAATTGATAATTTCTTTAGCATAACGTTTAAAGTTTGCTCAAAGAATGTTGTACCGTTTTCACGGCTTGATGTAATTGTTTGCTCAAAGCTAGAAGTTCCTTTTAGCTCATATTTATAAGCTGAAGGAGTTCCAGTTACGGCATCAATTACATCGGTATCGCTACTATCGTATGTGTAGCCAGTTGCATCGCCCCAGTTTACGAAATAAACGGCTTTTAAACCGCCCGTGCTCGTTTTACAAGGTTCAATGCGCCCTAATGAAATATCACAAGACATAAGTATTTATATTTAAAAAGTTAAAAATTAGCACCCCGAATTAACGAGGTGCTTTTTTAGTTTGCTATGCGTTAGCTGAGTTAGTGATACCGTAAGTTACGATGTCTTCAACGATTCCGTATTGAACACCTGCCGACATACGCATTACTACACGAACGTTTTGAGATCCGTCAATATCTGCTAAATCTATAACTTTAACCTCACTCATATCAAACAACAAAGAAGTACCGAAGTACAAGTTGTCTTTAGTTGTAGCAATAGCACGATTTGGCCCCATACCGTTTGCAACAAAGATTTTAACACCATCAAATGATAATGAACCGGTGTTATACCATTGAGTACCTTGTGCGTTTGTACCGTTAGCACCTAAACCTGAAGCACCAAATCCGCCAAGAGCACGAACGTAAGCACGAGCGATGTTTTGAGAAACGTAGATGTA